CACTACCGCTTTGCTGTTTGTGACATGGTTGGCGATAGCCGATCCTAAGAACATGGATCCAGCTATTGGCGATCTGTTCCCTGAGTCACCCCATCCGATTGGACCATGGAACATCCGCATTGCGCTGACTGGTAACTCAGCTGACAAGGCTGAGGAGCTGCACTGGCAGGCCAAGCAGATCTTGGAGAGCCAGCGCATTACCGACCTGTTTGGTCACCTAGTGGGCAAGCGCTGGACTAATACAAAGTCCGACACTTCCCTTCGCACCGCCAACCTACGAGAAGGCACCTTTACCGCGATGGGGCTAGGCAGCAAGGTGACAGGTGGTCACTATGACATAGTGCTCGCCGATGACTATGTGACTCTCGACAACGCTCGGACTGAGCTTCAGCGCAAGCGCATCGACGACTTCTGGAAGTTCACTGTCAAGCCAACGCATGAGCCATGGGCTCGAACTATTGGATGTGGCACCCGGTATCACCCTGGAGACTGGTACCAGACCGTCAAGGGGTGGGCTGACGATGGCGCCTGGAACCTGCGCCTGACTCCGGCGCTGACCGGGAAGACTGGCAAGGAGATCAGTTACTGGCCTCAGTTGTTCAGCACCAAGGTCCTGGGGGAGATCAAGCATGAGATTGGTGCTATCGCCTTCGCTACTCAGTATCAGAACCAGGTCGATCTACTTCTGGGTGAGTTCTTTGAGAATGAGTGGGTGGAGCGCTTCGCGAAGTGGAACGAGCTGCCACTGGAGTCGCGCCGGAGAGCGCGCACGGTTATCGCTCTCGATCCCGCCATCAAGGCCGGTCTCAAGAATGACTATTGTGCCTTCGTGGTGTTGTCGTATGTGGCACCGTACTTCTACGTGCGCAACGTGGTGCGGGGGCAGTGGACTGAGAACGTAGGAGGCATGGAGTTCTTGATCCAAGCGATGAAGCAGGCGCCCGGTCTCTATGGCATGATTACGAGTCTGCGACCGATGCAGACGCAAGGCAAGGACAAGGTGGGGAGGGCTTCCGGAGTCCGGAAGTTCTTTGAGAACCTAAGAGTCTATCTTGAAGAGCCCACCGAGCACAATGGAGTACAGCGCCTCATCGAAGAGATGATGGCGTTTCCGACTGCGCATAACGTTCCCGGAATGGATGACTGCGTGGACGCCCTCGTATGGGCGCTGATTTTGATTTCACGACAACGCACGCGCGTTGCGAGAGTAGGGAGGCAGCTTCGATGATGCAGTCTGGATTCGGTGTAGGTGATGTGTTCACTGGGCGGTTGCCCGGAGGTGGGGAGCGTGAGATTGCAGGGGCACACACCCCGGGGCAGATCTATTACGTCCCGGATGCTCCAGCGAAGAAGCGCATTGCGGGGTATATCAACGCAGAGGTGATGATGGATCCGAAGAATCACCTTGCGGCCTTCAAGTCGCTGCGCACTGGGACTGGAGGGGTTGACTCCGACACTGAGAAGTTCTGGATTCCGCTTGACTTCCCCGGGATGTTCGGGCGCCTCATGCGCGACTACACTGTGAGTCAGGAGTTCCATATTAGAGCTAGGGCTCTTGGCAATGCGTCTGGCGACAACTTGGAAGATGCGCAGGCCACCGTCAATCGGATCACGAAGGCGTCACACCTGGGTGAGCTGCTGAAGCAGACCACCGAGGCGCTCCCTGTGTACGGCGATGCAGTGCTTCGCCTGGACATCGAGGATAAGGTTGATGAAGAGACTGGTGTAACGATCCCGCAGGCGATGGTTCGCTACGTTAAGCCAACGCACTACTTTCCAGAGGTGAATCCACTTGACAAGACTCGCATCGATGGGATTACCCTCGCGTGGGTGTTTCCGTTTGACGCTAAGGCACATCCGCGCAAGGGTGTGCAGACACGGACAGGCGACATGATGGTGTTGCGCGAGATTCACACTCCTGGCGAGGTGGCGTTCCACCTCCACCGATGGGATGGTGCGAAGGTAGGCGCGAAGCTGAACGTGAAGGTTGCGTTCCCAGAGTTGGAGGACTACTCCACTGGTATCGACGAGATTCCGCTCTTGCACCTTGGTTTTCAAGTCAAGGCAGGTGAGCACTTCGGCGAGTCCGAGGTCAACCGCATCACCCCGCTGGTACTCAGCCTGGAGAACAGGCTGGCGCAGGTGGACGAGGTGTTGGAGAAGCATGCCCGACCGAAGCTGATCGTTGGCCCCGGAATCTTGGACTCGCAGGGGCGTGCGAATCTGCGCGACTTCGACGTGATCGAGGTGTCCCCCGACATCTTTGAGAAGGCTGTCAAGCCTGAGTATCTGACGTGGAACACCCAACTGACTGGTGCTGAGAAGGAGATTGAGAAGCTAGAAGAGTACCTGTTCATGATCTCTGAGACCAGCCCTGCTTCCTTCGGTTTGGAGCGTGATGGGTCGCAGGTTGAGTCGGCCCGTGCGCTGCGGTTCAAGGCTCATAGAACAGTCAACAAGGTCCAGGACGTGCGCGTGGTGTTGGCGCACACCATCGAGTCGATCTTCCGGATTGGTCAGAAGATGGAGCTGGCTGCGCTCAAGGATGATGGCAAGAACGGTTATAAGAAGTCTGGTGTTACGCCACACTTCGGAGATCCGATTCTGGAGGACCAGACGCAGGAAGTTGAGGACTACGTGGCCCGCAAGCACGCTGGACTGGTGAGCACGAAGAGGGCTGTTCGTGACTTGGACAATCTCACCCCGAACGAGGCAGATGCTGAGTTGGACGAGATCCTTCAAGATCGCGTGGATGAGGCCGCGGCTGGCGCCGCGACGTTCCATGGGTCACCCGCTACCACAGCGGGTGCCGCTGTTGCCGTCAAGGATGAGCTTGAGACAGGTGGCGAGGAAGAGGGTGCGGACCTCACTGGCGATCCGGGACTGGGCGTTCAGTCCGAGATCCAGAAGAATCTGCCGAATGGTGGTCAGATGAAGGCGCTGATTGACACGATCGTGGCAGTCGCTAGCGGCCGGATCCCAAGGGACTCTGGAGTTGCGCTGCTGGAGATCGCGTATGGGATGAGTTCAGCTGAGGCCAACAGCGTTCTGTCTCAAGCAGGCACACCCGAGTTCGAGGCAACCAAGCCAACACCGTTTGGTGGGGGTGGTGGCGATGACAAGACTGATGAGGAAACTGGCGAAGAAAATTAAGTCTACTCGGGCTTTTTAAGGGCTTTTTAGATGCCGAGATCAGCTGACCGATTGGTCGCGATGTATGAGCGCGTAGAGAGGCAACTAGAAGACCTATTTCGCCTTGCCCGAGGTACACAGAATAGAGTGGATATCGAAAGGGTTCTTCGACGCCTTCGGCGCGACTTGGCGACGATGGGTGCTCGCACTGAGAGGTGGGCTGGTGACAATGTAGGAGGCGAGTTTCGTGTTGGATCCGAGGCGGCGGAGCGCACTCTGGGCGCCGCGGGGCGCGGCTCGAATCTGCCACTGACGCAGCTTGAGACGCAATCGCTGGCTGCACTCGAAGGGCGAATCAGCTCAGATCTGTCTTTCGTTCGAGATGCCATCTCCAGATCCTTGGTGTTGGGCAATCGCTTTGAGGGCTTCGATGCCGTAATCGCTGCCCTGGATGCCGATGGTGTGGTCCGCATGGGGCGCGATGGGCCGATGGTTCAGACGCCCTCTGGGCGCTTCTGGCGTGTTGGGCGCTACGCCGAGATGCTGGGCCGGACTGCTGTGGCTGAGGCTCGCCGCGAGTCGTTCCGGACGCGGTACCTCTCCAACGGAGTCGATGTGGTGAGGGTGATTGCCAATGGCACCCTACACGATGTTTGCCGAGCTTGGGAGGGAGAGCTGCTGTCGCTGACCGGAGCTACACCCAATCTCCCGACTGTGGACGACGCTAGAGCCGCTGGCCTGTTCCATCCCAACTGCCAGCACCGCTACGTGGTTGCCATCGGCGTGGATGTCGAGCAGCCTCCGCTGCCCGTAGGCTTCCCGACGATCCCGGCGCCCTCGATCCCCCTGCCGATCCTGGGCAGAAACTCTGATTTAATACCAAGAACGCCGCGTTCAGCGAGGACTGGTCGTTAATGTAATGAGTGTAAGAGATTCCCCGACTTGATCGGGAGAGGCCCATCCGCACACAGCCGGATGTATCAGGCCTGTATAGCTGTAGACCCGATGGAGCGATATCCATGGCCAAGGAAGAAGAAGGGCAAGGCACCAACGAACTCCCCGAAGGCCATGTTGCCATCAGCCAGGCAGAGCATGACGCGATGCAAGGCGAGAATCGACGGCTCAAGGCAGCCGCGAAGAAGCAAGCTGACGCGGAAGTCGAGGCTGAATCAGCCCGACGCCAGGCAGCTGAGCAGAGCGCTGGGAACATGGACGCGGCTCTTCAGATCGCCAATGATCGTGTAGCCGTGGCAGAAGCCCGAGTAACCAAGCTTTCCATTGGCAATCAGCTCTCCGATGCGATTGGAGCCAGTGGCTTCGCGGGAGAGCAGGCGTCGGCACTGCGTGGTTTGGTTGATCTGGATGCGATTCCGACGGATGACGCTGGCACCCCCGAAGCGGGCGCCGTGGATGCCGCGGTTTCAGCAGTCGTCACCAAGTATCCCGCACTCTTCAAGAAGGAAAAGCCAGCCCCATCGGGAGATGAGACTCCGGCGCCTCCGCGTCGGCCAGTGACTCCCTCCAACCCCGCGAATCAGGGTGGTGGTGACGACTTGATTACGATGGAGGAGTACCTCGCGACTCCAGTGGAAGTACGACTGACTGAGGATTTTCAAGCGCGAGCAAAGCGCTCAGAACACACATGGCCCAAGGCGGTCAACGCCAACTCCTTCGCACAGAGCAACTAGCTCTCGGTGGCTGGGTTGGTAAACCCGGCCCACCTATGGGCCTTTGCAGGAGATGAATAGCAGATGGCCAACGTTTTCAACAACTTCTATCCGACACGCTTCAGTGATGTCGCATACCTAGAGTTTGCGGCTGCTGCGATTGCGCCTCAAGTCGTGAACCTTACTTGGGTCGATCCAGGTGGAGCTGCGGAGGCCGTGCGGATTCCGAAGTTCCAGTACAGCACGGCGCAGATCGACGACGTGTCGAATCTGATCGACAGTCCGGATGACGCAACGGAGTCCACTCTCTTGCTGAATCTGGACAAGGAGAAGGGCTTCCATTTCCAGGTTCGCTATGCAGAGCAGGATCAGGCCAACGTCGCCCTCGGCGAGTCGATCCTGAAGCAGCGCTCCGCTGCACTCGCATCGGTCATCGACCAGTTCGTTTTCGCGGAAGCGGCCAACGCAGGGACCACGCTGTCTGGCGCCGTCAACAAGGCCACGCTGGTCTCGGCCATTGAGATCCTCAATGAGAACAACGCCCCGCAGACGGATCGCGTTCTCGTCGTGAATCCCAACGCCTACTCGGACCTCTTGAATACCAATGACTTCGTGCGAGCAGACGCAGTTGCTGGTTCAACGATCAACAAGACTGGCTTCATTGGTACGGTCCTCGGCCTTGAAGTCTTCATGTCGAACAACATCCCGGTTGCCACTGGCGGCGACGCCATCTGCATGCACCGGGTTGCGCTGGCCATGGCCATGCTCCGGACGATCGACGTTCGGGTGTTCGACCAGCCGCGCCACTTCTCGGTCGGTTACTCCGGTCGAGCGATCTGGGGTCAGAAGACCATCGACTCCAATCTGATGGTGGTCATTGATCGACCGTAGCAGGTTGGTTGCTGAGTCGCATTGAAAGAATCATAGCCCCGTCTGCCTGTGTGGCGGGCGGGGCTTTTGTGCAGCACGGAGGGTAACAGTTGGCGACATCGAAGTTCAATTATATCGCACCCTCCGCCCTCGCTGGTTACATCCATACGATGTCTGGCGTCACAGACGAGGCGTTGTCGGTGAAGTTTATCAACGACGCTGAGGTCTTGATCGACGCCTATGTGGGGAAGCATGTGCGGTTCATCGCACATGACCTCACCGGTAAGCCCTCTGCCGTGGTAGCCTCCGGCTCCACGACTCTCCCTTCAACCACGTTTGGTGATCGTCGCCCCAACTACTGGGCGAAGGGCGGTGTGTACGTCCACCTCTTGAATGAATCCGGCGCTGGTCAGAAGCGTCAGATCATTGCCAGTACTACCGATTCAGTCACGCTACTCACTGGGTTCACTGTGGCGCTGTCGGAAACGACTGAGTTCATGGTTCATCAGGAGAGCAAGTTCCCTCGCTTCGTGGACCAGGATCCCTTTGGTTCTCCGAGGCTACCTGACGTGCTGGAGCAGGCTGTGGCTTTCCAGGTGGAGTATGGAATCCACTTCGGGAGCGAGGAGTACGGTTTGGGCGACACCGCCGTCAGCACCAACGAGGAGGCCGATGTCCAGTCGAGAACGTATGGCAGTGGGTACAGTGAGACTCGGATTCCTACGTTGAATCATGGGATGGCGCGGTTCATCGCACCCAAGACAAAGGCGATCCTTCGCGATCTCCTGAAGGTGACCGGGAGGTTGTAAGAGTGCCGCTTTATGAGGACTCAGCACCGAGAGATAACGACGCACCCAGGCCCAGAGCATGGGTTATTCGATATCGTGAGGGTACGTTCATCAATGGTGAGTTCACCAATGCGGATGAGTTCAGTCATCTTGATGGTGAGCCTTGGGACGCACCTCGACGGTTGGGCACGTTCTGTACCTACACAGATGAGTGGGGTGATAGGCGAGAGGTAGCCGATGATGATTATATCCTCTATCTGAGAGCAGCTCCCGAGGGAGGTGCGCGTACTGAGGGTGCCTTTGTTGGTGGTGATCAGAAGGGTGTGAATGATCGGACTGGTGATGGTGAGTCCTTTGTTCAGATTCATGGTAAGTGGGTGCCTGATGGTGAGTTCTATAGAACTCAGGAGATAGTTAGAAAAGACAAGCGTTTCCCAAACGCAATCATGAATCGTGATGAGATTCTTGAGATGCTGAATGGAGCAGTGGCTGATACAGGTATGAATAAACTGGAGATCATTCAGCAGGCCATCTTTGATGCGCGCAACATGGGCTATCCCTTTCACCCATTCATCAGTGATGTAGTAGAGGAACCATTGCGTATCGAGTTGAATCGACGTGCTGGTCGTGTTTAGAGGATCTGAGTAACTAGCTATGAGAGTTCCTGATAATGACCTGTCTCAAGTGAACTTTGTGGTTAAGTTTAATGATGGTGGCTTGGCAGATGGTGAGGCTACTCATGCAGGCGAGATCAATGAGTCAATACCTTGGGAGGTGGCGGCTAATAACTTCACTGGCGGAATCATGCGCCTCCGGGCAACGGTAGAGAGTAGCAGTCCTGATGGTGTTGCACTCAGATGGCATAGAAATAGAAATAGCACTGGATTTGTTGTTGTCAGCACTAGCTCAGCTTTTGTTGAAGTTGACTTTGATCCATCGAATGACTTTTATGATCATAATGATGATGTTCCAAGGAGTATCGCAACAGTTGGTGCAGCCTTCTATGTAGATGACAATAATGCGGCCATGCGGTCAGGTCAATTTACAGGCAATATACCTTTCGAGGGAGTCAAGAGACAAGCAGAGGTTGAGGTCTCTTTACGCTTTAAGGTAAGCAATGATCAAGACGATTCGATCAACTTCAGGCTTCGCGAGAGCAATGGTGATGTGTTTCAGGCTGGATATGATAACACTCCTAATGTCATTATTAGGAGGCAACGCATCGGTGACGACTGGACACAGGCTGCCTTCAGAGTTAGAGCGAACAATGGTCCAGAGAACCTAGCACCAGGAAGTGGTGGGGCGACGTGGCTAGCACCGGTTAACACTGACGTGACACTGTTTGCTTCAGGGGATGGATTCATTGGAGGCCAGAATGGCTTTCGACCGCGGTGGTTGATTCAGTCGGATCTTCCGTGGGAGGATGAGGCTCAGTTCATTCAGATGTACAGCTTGAATAGTGGTGCGTATCAGGATGTGACCAGCACTAGCACTGGGATCAAGACGCGAGAGAGTACAGGCTTGACGCAAGGAGTTGACACTACAGAGTTCGTTGGTCGGATTGGAACAGGTACATGGCTCAATGGAGTGGGTGGTCAGACCCCCGAGTCAGAGACAGCCTTCGCCGACTGGCCTACTGGTCAGGTAGAGACTGAGCTTGAGTTCTGTAATCAGCTGTATGCCGATGAACTTGATGATGGGGATATCATTGATGTACAGGTGTGGCGGGTGGCTCCTCCGACTGCGCAGTTCATCCAGTTGCAGACGAGTCGGCCACTGGAGACTCTTGTGGCGACGCTTCGCATCACTGTAGCGAAAGTAGCGAGAGGGCCGTGTGACTGGTATGACCCCGAGTTCCCACCAGATTGGCTTGACAGTGCCATTGGACCGGATTGGATGGATACAGAGGGTATCCCCGATTGGAAAGACGATGCCGTTGGTGCGGCGTGGTTAGTAGCAGGAACCAGCAACTGGTTCAGTGATCAGGAGTGTAGCTGATGGGCACAGCAATTCGGATGCGGACGCCCGCCTTGTTGTCGCGACCTACGCTGAATGAGCGTAACCAGCTCATAGCTGGAGAGACTACTACTTCGATCAAGTGTGCGTTCTTTGATCGTAAGATGCAGGCCCTCATCAGTACCACAGGCGAGGTCAACTCCACCGACGCGCTGGCCTTCGTGCCTGCGGGCACTGACGTAGAGAGACGCGATCAGATGGTGGTGAGTGCCGTAACCTACATCGTATTGAAGGTCATCCCCGGTCGGAGTGATCGTGGGGTCGTGGATCATATTGGATTGCAGCTTCAGGAGAGGGTGTAGTGGCAGAGTCAGGTCTCAGCATACCCATTGATGGTCTCGTTGAGATGATTGACGAGTTCGGCGCGGGGGTGTACGCTACCGTTGCAGAGCAGGGGATGCTGCGCCTTGGGAATACGCTTGAGGCACTGTCCGTGGAGCTGGCACCTCATGATATTGGCGATCTGGAGGCAAGTACTACTGTTCGGGTTGAGGATAAGGGGAAGCGTATCATAGCTAGCGTGACGTTCAACGTTTCGCATGCTGCCGCTGCGCATGAGAATCCAGAAGATGCAAGAGGGCCACGCACGCGGCGCAAGCCTGGCAACAACCTTGGACCCGCTGGTCCTAAGTACATGGAGCGACCTCTTCGGTTCATGCAGGATGCGATGTCGAAGAATCTGGGCAAGGCACTCATCGCGTTTTGGCGAGGGGCTGAGGGCGGGCGCCGGGGTGCTGGGAGACGACGGAGTGGGAGGCGCCGAAGGTAATGGCTGACTTCCTTAAAGCGGTTGTGGACGATCTGGTGTCCGGTAGTGTGGGTACGATCAATGCACAGTCTGGCGTCTGTATCCAAGAGAACCTGCGCCGGGAGACTGGTGCCGACACCTACGTGGTGATCAATCAGACCGGAGGGTTGCCGTTCCCCCACGCTGCCAAGGAGCAGTATGCTTTCCAGGCGCTGGTGGACTCGAACGATATGGTGAGTGGGCAGACGGCGTGTCGTGCTGTCTACGATAGATTGAATGAACGAATCAGCGTGACTCTTGCGGGTCACGATGTACTGTGGATTCGCGCGATTGCGCTGCCACAATCGGTCCCGCTGGGGCCGTCAGCTGGACAGCCACCAGAGCGGTTCATGTTCAGCGTGAACTTTGACGCACTAATCAGAAAGGACGGAGGTACATAGAATGGCGTTTGCAACAGATACCGTCCACGGGCTGTCCGCGGATGTGTACTTTGGGGGCACCCAGGTTCGGGTGTTTGGTGACGTGGTATGGTCCACGACTCTTGAGAACTTGGATTTGACGGCGAATGATGAGGGCAACGTCAATCCGGTGGATACTCTCCGCCGAGGTGACACGACGATGTTCACCATCCCCGTGTCAGACTCGACTGGGTTGCCTACCCTTTCGGGGGTCATCTATCCATTCGCTACCAGCCAAGATGGGGTGAGTGGGACTGTGGTTCTCTTGCCGAAGGCAGTGCCCGGGGATTCGTTCCGCGCCAATGCCAAGGAGCTGCGGATCGTCGCTCGCGATGGGAGCATGACTCTGATCGCCGAAAAGGCCGCGCCGGTTGAGCTTGGTGACGTTGTGTTGTCGGAGGAGAACCAGATGGTTACTCCGGTGACGTTCCAGCTGTACCGGACGACCATCAGTGGGGTTGAGACTCCGTACCGGATCTACTCCGGATCGGTTGTCAGTGGCGGCTAGTAACTCTTCCTCGGT